GAGGAAGAGCCTGAGCGCACTTTTGTAATCAAACCACCTAAGAAAATCAAGGCATCAAAACGCAATGATTTGGAATTGTCGCAAGAGCAAACGGCTAATTGGGTTGCAGAAATGGATCAAATGTATCTTGACCGACATGAAAGCCTAGTAAGGCTGATGCAAGCACCTAGCGGGGCAGGAGAGCGCTGCAAAAGGCGTACCGCAGAGTCAGAGTTGGACATTGATGCAACTGCCTTAAAACAGCACTCAGAGCCTTATTTGGGTGGCATAAATTACTTGTAAGCATTACAATTTATGTAACCTAACAAAGGAGCAGCAGATGATTAGAACCACCGTTGTTCAACCTATGCACCTCAACATGGGCGATCACGTTGTAATTAACAATCAAGAATTAACAGTCAAGTATGTAGACGCGCCAGACCGACTTGGAACCGTTGATTTGTACGGTACAGATCAGCAGGGACGCGACCAACATGCAATTGTTACAGGATTGGTTACAATTATTGTGTGATCCAATTTAGAGTAGACGGTAAACCCGTACCACAAGGGTCAATGTCTGCTGTTAATGGACACATATTTCACTCGCAAGGCTCAGCGCTTGCGACATGGCGCGCGTCAATTGCGATTGCTGCACGCTACGCTGGCGCTCAACCGTCGCCAAAACCCATTTCAATGACAATGGTATTCATCTTTCAAAAACCCAAAACAGTTACAAGATCCGAACCGACTGTACCGCCTGATTTGGATAAGTTGATACGCGCGGTATTAGACGGATTGACGGCGGTAGCGTACAAAGATGACGCCCAAGTTACCGAAATTAGGGCTATCAAAATCTACGGCGAAAGACCTGGAGTTGAGATCCAGATTGTTGAAAAATAAATAAAAAAACTTTTGAAATAGTCTCGACTTTTTTTGTTTTGTCCCAGAAGATTATCTTATTGAGACCAAGTTGGTTTCTACTAAATCTAAGGGGCACAAAATGTTAGATCAAAAAAAGACAGTAAATACAACAAAAATTCAAGCGGGAGATCAACCTAATTTTTCAGAACCAAAATCAAACGTAGGTTGGGACGATACTTATTGCGTTCAATGCGGTAGAAAAGTTGGCGCTAATCCTTGGTACGTAGAAGTGATTGAAGGCGGTTCAATCAGACTTCAAAACGGATCCGAGTATGACGTACAAAGCGACGCTGGATACATGGGTTGCTGGGCTGTTGGTAATGAATGCGCAAAAGCGTTTGCACCAAATTTACTATTCAAAATGGCTAATTACGGAAAGGCAGGTGCATAAACATGGCTACAACATTTCAAACAGTTGGCTATTCACTGCAACGCAAATCAGAAAACAAACAATACACACACGCTGCAATCTTTGCAAACGTGGAATGGACTCAAACGGACGACAACATTGGAGCAACATTTCACACAAGCCTAAAGGCTGCTGAAAGTAGCGCAATACTATTGTCAAAGCGCTCACACCTACGTTTTATTGAAATAGTTGAAGTGGAGGCAAAGTAACATGGACATTGAATACGTTAAAACGCTATTGGAAAACGGTTACACACCTGAGGCGGCGTGCGAAATAGCAAAAAGTATGGACAAATTAATTAACAACACTACACAGAAAGAAGGCAAATAACATGGCAACTAGATCAATCATTGCGGTATGGGGTTCAGAAGGTTACGAAATTGAACCCAACATCAAAGTTACATCAACACACGAATGGTTTGGGCGTTACTGTCACTGGGACGGATACCCAGAACACATGATCCCAGCGTTGCAGTCAATCATCAAGCAGTTTGGCGTTGAAGAGACCAAGCGCAGAATTATGTCCACATCATGGTCAAGCATTGGTATTGACCCAGTGGATTTGGGAATTGGCAAACTCAATCCTGAGCGCGATCCATTTTTGGTTGCGGGTGGTGACGATTGGGGTACTGAGTACCGATACGTCATTACTGATAAGGGTTCAATTTTGGCGTACACCTCAGAAGGTACGTTTGTAACTCAGGTTGAAGCAGCGTAAAAATAAATAAAAAATAATTAAAAAAACTTTGAGAATAGTCTTGACTTTTTGTAATTTATAGGTCATGATTTCTTTATTGAGATCAAATAGATCTCTACTAAATGAAAGGCAAAAAAATGTTAGATCAAAAAAATACAAGCGGGGCAAGCGAATTGCGCGCGTACAAATTCAAGTTAGTTCCAACCGATACAAAAGTAACAATCAAGTGGTTTGTATACTCAGGTAACGAAAAGATCCGCTACGAGTCAACAATGCGCGGTACATGGGGCTATGACGCGGAATGTTCTTGCGGTTGGAAAACAGTTACAGGCGGAGCGTCAAGGTCATTTGTAGAGTATGAAGTTGAATTTCACAAAAGATACGATCACAACTACACAAGCAAGGCAGGTAACTAATTATGAGCACAACAAAAATCAATTTAGAAGATTTTATGATTGAAGCGCACAAAGCATCAGGTATGCATTTCAATACATTTCACGCTGCTTTTAGAACTGCAAATGATCGCAGAGGGCGCACTTTGTATCAGGAAATTAAAAACGGTGAAATAACCGTACCTCAGTTGGTAATTCTACTTAAAAAGTTTGGAGCATAATTATGAGCACAGATACTTTTGTTTGTTCAGTTTGCAGCAAAGTCAATCCTGCGTTGGCAATGTTTCCTAACAGCCTATGCGTTGAGTGCTACGCGCTCACACCTGAAGCAAAACAATTAAATTCAATGATGACGGCGCGCCAGTTGGCTCAGATGTGGGGTGGCAAATGATTACCAAACGTGGCAAGCGCATACGCGCAGCAGTTATTTATTTAGCAATTTTAACGGCGCTGATTGGCGCTACGTCAGCAATGGGGATTTGGGACATACCTGAGTCTTGTTTAGTGGAGCAAGTTGATTGCCCAGAAGGATTGAAGCCATGACTAAGTTTCGAGTTGAAATTGAAGTGCAGATTGACACAGAGTTGACGCAATATATTGGACGTGAGACAACCACAAGCCAATCATTGTTGGTTGGTTTGGCTAAAGATCAGATTTGGCGTGACGTCAATGACGCAATACGCCTGTACGGGATCCAAGGCAGCGTAAACCACGTGGCAAAGGCGCAGTCATGATTGCCTGCGAAATGTGCGGTAAGGGCTCACGCATACTTTGGCACAGGTGGTACAAATACGACAATGGCGAACAGGCGCGCTATCAAATTTGTGCAAAGTGTGTAGACATACATGACATGAGTTTGAAGGGACAAAAAGCATGACACTATCTTGCCAAGTATGCGGAACAAATATGACAAGCAACACATTTGAGGCTGACGACAAAATTACGTGCAATCAATGTTGGGAGACAAACTAATGGAGTACGAATACACAGTCAATAAGATCGTGACACGCGGCAACAAAGATTTTGATACAGATGAAGAAGCCAGACTGTATGCAGCAAGGATCAAAAACATTTATCAGGCTGAGGATCCACGCAATGAACACTGGTTTGATTACAAGGTTGCAGGGATTGAGCCTGACGCATACATGTTGCAAATAGTCACAGACGGATCTGTGACATGGAGCAAAATGTATGACTGCGCATTAGACGCAGTTCACGCCTACGATAAGGTGATAGATTACGGGTTTGCCAAGTATGAGCGTGAAGCGGTGCTGGTTGAGCCTAACGGCAAAACGCACAACAAGATTTTCAAAGTGCCATACGGCATAGCAATAGCGTAAAATAAACCCTGTCCCAAAATCAACCGAAAGGTAAAAACATGGACACAATGATTAAGCGCTGCATTTGCGGCAGTTGGATTTACGGTACAAACGCTTGCGAAGTTTGCAGAAAGTTGGCGATTGGCTAAGGGCTGAAGCGTCTTTCACAGATCCTTTTAAGCGCCGCATTAGCGGTAGGAATTGTGTTTGCTTCCCCAGTTCAGGCTCAGGCTCCAACAAATTACATTGAACTGTTGGCTCCAAAGCAATACGCACAGCACAAAGTCAATGCAATATGGGGCAGTGCTAAGCAATACAATTGTTTGGCATCACTGTGGGGCAAAGAGTCAGGGTGGAACCCAAAGGCTCGCAATCACGTTAAAGTAAACGGTAAGCACGCTGGCGGCATACCTCAGATCTTGGGTTTATCCCCAAATCTGCACCCGCATGTGCAAATAGATCGTGGGATAAAATACATTATCCACAGATACTCCACGCCATGCAAGGCTTGGGCGTTTTGGCAGAAAGGCAAGTGGTACTGATGACTACTTCACCATTTGGATTACCTTTGCGCGTAGACCTACCTAACGTGGATCCCGCAGAGTGGGAAGATGATGAAGATGACGATTGACGCAAAGATTGTTGCACTGGTTGTTGAGCGCGCTCAGGGCTATTGTGAAGCCTGTGGCAGACCTGAACAACCAACAATGGCGTTGCACCACCGCAAATTAAAGTCACGCGGGGGCAAAGACAGCGCCAGCAACCTTATGCGCATTCATCACTCATGTCACAACATGAGCACTGGATCTATTCACGCTAACCCAACTTGGGCTGAGGACAAAGGGTTTATGGTTGCTTCATGGCAAGAGCCAGACGTAGCGCCAATGCACACGCCTAACGGGGGAATTGTTTTATTACAAAATGACGGTACAATAATTACACTAGAGGAAGGCAAATATGGACATCGTAATCAAGGGCAACTTGGGGACAGATCCTGAGTTAAAGTTTACAAAGAACAACAAAGCGTTTGTCAGTTTTAGTTTGGCTTACACGCCACGCGTAAAGCAGGGCGAAGTCTGGATTGACGGCGAAACAATTTGGTTTAGAGCAGTGCAGTGGGGTGAAAAGTCAGAGATCCTTATGGACAATTTATTCAAAGGCGATAGCGTGCTTATTCAGGGATCATGGAAGCCAAGCACCTACACCACCAAAGAAGGCGTTGAAAAAACAGGCTTGGAGTTGAACGTGACTGAGATTGGAAAGATCATCAAGGCTGGCGCTCGCGCACCTAAACAGACTGAGGCTGCGCCATGGTAGATCCAGTATGGCTATCGGCTGAACAAACTGCTGAGCGCTTGAACATTACACTTAATCATTTGCGTCAATTGCAGTTTCGCAAGCAACTGGTTTGGAAAAGCAAACAAGGCAAGGCTGTGTTTTATTTAGAGGATCACGTAACTGCCTACGCAGACGCAAGAAGGGTAAAGCATGAAACTAGACAAGCCAAGAGTGCATGACGCGCTGAACCTGTTTGCAGACAGTTTGCGATCACGGGGCAAAGAGGATCTGGCGTTTATGATTGAAAATTACGACGTGTTGCTCAAAGAGGAATGGCAAGCAGAGCAACCTGAGCCAAAGAAGCGCGCACCCCGTAATAAATCGTAGTATCTGCTTATGACACTTACGATTGAGCAGGATTTAACGCTGGCTGAGATTGACGAAGCAATTGCGCACGTCTACAAAATGCTCAAAACAGATGAATTTGGCAACCGCATGGATTGGCGCAAGCGCGAACTACTGACAGCCAGCATTGACGATCTACTTGACGCAAGATTACAAGTAAGCGTAGAGTTGGGTCATGGAAATTATCAAGGCACAGGTAACAGAACTTAACGAATACGCCAAAAACCCACGCAAGGGCAACGTGGATCTCATTGCTGAGTCATTGTCCAAGTACGGTCAATACAAACCAATTACGGTAAACAAAGATAACAATGAGATCCTTGCAGGCAATCACACGTTTCGCGCTGCAAAGCAATTAGGTTGGGACACGATTGACATTGTGTACGTAGACGTAGACGCTGAGACTGCGGCAAAGATTGTTGCAATAGACAACAGAGCCTCAGACACAGGTGAATACGACAACAAAGTGCTGGCTGATTTGTTAGACAGTATGAACAACCTTGAAGGATCTGGTTACACGTTTGACGAATACGATGATTTGAAGGCTGAAATCCAGGAAAGAGATTTGCCAACGCTGGAACACAAAACACTTTTTGCTTCACTTGAAGTTGGAGAGAGTGGACAATCAGGTACGCAATTTATACCTACGCTAAGCTATTACGCAGAGCGATACACCAACAAGGCAACACGCATGCTGATGCTGGATTATCACAATGACATTTACGTTTGGATCGTAGACGCGCTGATTGAATACCGCACAGCAAACGGATTGGTAAGCAACGGCGAAGCAATTTTGAAATTGGTTGAAGAAGCAGTAGACAGGAAATGCCCGCATGAACTTATCTGAGTTACCCGTACACAAGATCAAGCGCGTCATGTCGTCTGAGGACGCAACCGCGCTGGTAGGCACTGTGGTTCCTGATTACGAACCAAACTGCACTGAGGCTGGGATCTGGATTGACGAAGACACAGAAGAGGTTATTTTTGTTTATTTCCCAATGGAGGAAGAGGTTGATTTGTTGCGCGCGTCTGTGCTAAACATCAACTACGGCACAACAATCCGCCAATCAACAGGCTTGAAAAATGCTTCACGCACTTTTGGAATGGCACCACGCAAAATCTTTCAAAAGCGAGAGAGTTGCAGAGCAACCTCATTAGCGCACGAACAACCAAATGAACACGCAGTGCTGATTGCATTTGCGGAGAAGTTTGCCAACATGTACAAAGAGTTTGCGCCAGATCTATACGAAGCAGACCGCAAAGCGCTTGCAGATAACAATGTGGCTGATGAATGGCGCATGACTGATGACGCGCTATGGACAAGCGGGGTAGTCAATAAGGCTTCAACATTGCCTTACCACCGTGACGGGTTCAACTTTGCCACTTGGTCAGCAATGCCAGTAATCCGCAGAAAAATGAAGGGTGGATACCTGACGCTACCTGAATACGATTTTACGTGTTCTTGTCGTGACGGCTGGGTGACATTTTTTGCAGGATACAAATACGTTCACGGCGTGACACCAATGACGCCTAGCGCCACAGACTCATACCGCTATTCAATTGTTTACTACGCGTTGCGTGGCATGAAGGATTGTTTCACGTTTGCAGTAGAAACAGCCAAAGCACGTGAGAGTAGAACCAACCGTGAGGACAACATGGCAAAGGCGCTGAAGGGCGAAATACCTATGCCTCAAATTGGTGGCAAAAATAAGTGAGCCTGTGGGCTGATTACGCACAATTTCACGAAGCGCAGACTCAATCGCGTGACATGGATCCTGCTTACCCAGTATTGAAATGGTTTGCAGACTCAATGGACAGGGACAGCGGATTGTGGCTGACGTTTTTGTTTGTTGGTTATTACCACATGGGCTCAGCGCTTAAAGCGTTCAGCCTGTACCCAACACCTACCGTACCAACGCAAGCAGATTTGAAATTGCCTATCTCTCAACCGCGCAGATCTCACAGAGCAACATTGAGGTTTGCGCAACATCTCGACTCATTGTGCGCCAAAGCAGAACAACACGGTGGATTGGGCGCTTGGTTGGATACTGCAACGGCGTCTGAGGATCCAATAACAAACTGGAAAACACTTAACGATGAATTGACAACGGTGTTTGGCAACGGGCGCTGGGCAGCATACAAAACAGCAGAGATCCTAATGAAATCTCACGGGTTTAACTTAAAAGTGCCTGACATGGGCAACGCTAATTCAAGTGGACCACGCAAAGGGGTGGGGTTGTTCTTTCCTGGACTACCGCAAGGCAATTCACCTGCTGAAGTGGCGCACCTAGATGAACTAAGCCTAAAAGTAGTTGAGGGTTTACAAGGCAAGGTGTCGCAAGTAAGCATGGAGACGGCTGAAACTTCATTGTGCGATTTTTATGCAATGTCCAAGGGGCGCTACTACGTCGGTATTGACATAGACGAAATGCAGGAACAGTTGTTGCGTGTTCAATCGGATTTGACTGACATGGCGTTCAAAGCGCGATACGAGACATTGCCGCATGAATACTTAGGTGAGTTGAACGGTTGGGAAGGCATAGACAAAAAGCGCAAAAACGTTTACCGCGACACAAAGCAGATTGCACTGAGATGAAACTCATTGTTATTGGCGCTGGCATTGCAGGATCCTCAGCCACGCGTATTGCACGCGACAAAGGCTGGGACGTAACACTGATTGACCACGCACCAGAACAATCTGCGTCCAGATCTGCGTTGGCAACAATACGCCCAACGTGGTTTGACAAGGCTGAGCGCGCTGACCTTGAAAAATCTTGGGACTGGTACAGCAAATGGGGTGCAGCAGGAACAAGAGAAGCGCACGTTTCTAATTGGAAAAACCGAGAAGTCAAAGCACAAAAGGATTGGTGGTTGGTAGATCCGATTTTGCCGCTGGTTAAACCAGACCTAACTGAACGCGTGGTAGGGATCTATAAAACATTTGTTACCACGCCAACAAAAGAGATTGCTGCTGACGCTATTTTGAATTGCACAGGCGCATACGGGGCGGATCTAGCGCGTGACGTGAGCCTGTTTGCAGGGGTTACTTGGATCTCGCATGACGCGCAATTAGATTATTCACCGTACCGTGTTCATCATTTGAGACCATACAAATCACTCTCAGCAGCGCAAATCAACGGCGTCACGCGTGTTGGATCTTCAATTAGCGCAAGCGCTGACAAGGCAATACAAGAGGCTGAAGAATTGTTAGAGCAGGCTCACTTGTTGGGAATTGTTAAAGCAGGCGCAACTTGGGAGATGTCGTTAGGTTGGAGAGCAAAGGGCAAAGGCGGAATACCGATTTATCCTGAGTTGGGACAGCGCAACGCTTATTTTTCAGGGTTGGCGCGCAGTGGCTACGGGCTATCACCTGCAATTGCGGAAAAGTGGATTGACAGTTTATAGTTGCTAAATTACAAAGGGGGCAAAATGAAGATTATTTACGTGATAGGCGCGCCAGGATCAGGCAAAACAACACTCACTGAAGCATTCACAAACGATTGGGTAGACCACGCCAAACATGAACAACCAATCAAATTCAGATCACACCATACCCCGCATGGCGACGCACTCTCACTTGGTTGGCTTAGACCAGCGTTTGGCGGAACAGACACGCTTGGCAATGCGGCGATACTTGCGATTGAACCGTGGCTACCAGGCATCGCCAAAGACTATTCAATCATCTACGGTGAAGGCGACAGATTAGCCAACGCAAGGTTTTTTGAATTGTGCAAGAGCGTTGGAGAGTTCCACTTGTTTTACCTCAACACTGAGCCTGCACTGTGCGCTGAGCGTCGCGCGCAAAGATCCTTATTAACAGGCAAAACACAAAACCCTATTTGGGTCAAAGGTAGAGAGACCAAGCACCGCAACCTTGCTAACACTTACAAAGCGTTTGAGATCCCGTCAGGACTCACGCCTACGGCTGGCGCAGATCTAATGCGTAATGTAATCTTTTCCTGATGAATAGGAAATGTAGATGAGAAAGACACCTAAGCCTGAACAGATAGACAAAGAGAAGCAGGTGCTTGAATTAAAGCGCTCAGGGGCTACTTGGGACGCTATTGCTGAGGTAGTTGGATACGCAAGCGGTTCAGGCGCGTTCAAGGCTTACCAAAGAGCAATGGTGCGCACGTTGCAGCAACCAGCAGATGAGTTGCGTGACGCTGAGATTGATCGTTTAGACCGATTGCAGAGGGCGTATTGGTTTGAGGCAATAGGCAGCAAAGATCAGCCACCAGTGCATAAGTCAGCAGAAATTGTTTTGAAGATTATTGACAGGCGCGCAAAGTTACTAGGGCTAGACGCACCAACCAAGATCCAAGCAGAGGTGGTCACGTATGACGCAAGTGGAATTGAAGCCGACATTGAGCGAATTGCCCATAAACTCAGAGGAATGGATCAGGGCGTCACGCTGGCGCTGGAAGCAGGAACAAGCGAGATCTGAACAACTACCACCTGACGGGGATTGGAATGTTTGGTTGTACATGGCGGGGCGCGGTGCAGGCAAAACACGCACTGCTGCGGAATGGTTAGCGTGGGAAGCAATTAGCCAACCCAACACGCGCTGGGCAATAGTTGGACCAACGTACGGTGACGCTAGAGATACCTGCGCTGAGGGTGAGTCAGGCGTACTCAACATTTTGCGCCGATACAAAGCGCTCAAAGATTGGAACAGATCGCTGGGCGAAATCCTTTTGCACAATGGATCGCAAATAAAATTATTTTCAGCAGACAAGCCTGATCGTTTTCGTGGACCACAGCATCACGGGGCTTGGTGTGATGAGTTAGCGGCATACCGTTATTCAGACGCTTGGGATCAGTTGCAGTTTGGTATGCGATTAGGAGACAAGCCACGCATTGTTGTCACCACAACACCTAGACCAACCGCGCTTATCAGAGCATTAGCAGGGCGCAATGACGGATCTGTGGCTATCACTCGCGGATCTACTTTTGACAATGCTGCCAACCTTGCACCTTCAGCGCTATTGGAACTTGAAGCCAGATACGCAGGTACCAGATTAGGGCGCCAGGAGTTGTTTGGCGAGATTTTGGACGACGTTGAGGGCGCATTGTGGACTAGGGGACTTATTGAGCGCAATAGGCTTCAGAAGGCTCCTAGCATGGCAAGAATAGTTGTGTCTATCGATCCCGCAGTGACCAATACCAAAGATAGCGATGAGACGGGAATTGTAGTGCTGGGATCTGACGCGCAAGGTCACGGGTACGTGTTAGGCGATTATTCTTTCAAGGGATCTCCGTTAGATTGGGCAAGCAAAGCAGTTTCAGTGTTTGACGAGTGGAAAGCAGACTCAATTTTGGTTGAAGTCAATCAGGGCGGTGACATGGTTGCAGCGGTGTTGAAGCAGATCCGATTAGGGCTACCAATCCGTGAGGTGCGAGCGCACGTAGGTAAGCGATTGAGGGCTGAGCCAGTTGCAGCAATGTACGAGCAGGGACGCATTCACCACATTGGAGAGTTTGCCAAACTTGAAGATCAAATGACCGTGTGGACGCCAGAGGATCCAGACTCACCAGACCGCATTGACGCAATGGTGCAGGGCTTTGCGGATCTATTAGGCACTCAAAACGTAATGAATTACTTTAACGCTATTGCCAACTTTTGCACAGCGTGTAATTTGCCTAACCCCAAATCTTCACCAGTGTGTTTGAAGTGCGGAACCGCTATTATTACGCCAGCGGTAGGATAGGGGACAATCATGGCATCTGTTTACAACGCAACCATAGATCAAGGCGCAGACTGGTACGTCAATTTTACTTATCAAGACAGCACAGGCACAGCAATCAATTTGACTGGCTATACCGCTGCAATGCAGTTGCGCGCACCTACCGATAGCAACATTGCTTCATTGTCTTTGACCAGCCCAAGCGGTGGCATAACAATTACCGCAGCAACAGGTTTGGTTGCAGTTCACGCTACCGCTGCTCAAACAGGAGCATTGATTGACGGTGTTTACGAATATGATCTTGAATTGACTTCAAGCATTGGCATTGTTACGCGTTTAGTTCAGGGACAAATTACTATTTCACCACAGGTAACAAGATGAGCGATGATGTAATAATTGTTCAACCAAACACCTCAAACATTGTTGTCACGTCTCCTGGTCCGCAAGGTTTGCAAGGCGCAACTGGTAATACAGGTACTACTGGTGCTACTGGCGCAGGTGTGACTGGTGCTATTGGTGCTACGGGTGCAACAGGAGCAACAGGCGTTACTGGTGCACAAGGTAACACAGGACAGACTGGCGCAACAGGAGCCGCATCTACAATTGCAGGACAAACAGGTGCAACTGGTCAAACAGGTAATGCTGGCGCAATAGGTTCTACTGGAAATACAGGCGCAACTGGAAACACAGGAATGACTGGTGCGGTTGGTGCAATTGGTAATACAGGAGCAACTGGCGCGACAGGTCAAACTGGAATTCAAGGTGTTGCTGGTAATACTGGCACAACGGGGCAAACTGGCGCTGCTGGTTCTGCAGGTGCAATAGGCGCGACTGGTGCTACTGGAAACACAGGGGCGGTTGGCGCTAATGGAAATACAGGCGCAACAGGAAACACAGGTGCAGTAGGTGCCACAGGTGCTGCTGGCGGTGTCACACAGATTGTTGCAGGAACTAATATCACAATTAGCCCTACAGGTGGAACTGGCACAGTAACGATTAATTCATCAAGTGGTGGCGGTGGCGCTACAGGAGCAACTGGCGCAGTCGGAGCAACAGGTGCTACTGGTACTAACGGAGTTACTGGACCAACAGGGCCAGCAGGTGCAACAGGTGCGACTGGTACGAATGGTACTAACGGAGCAACTGGCGCCACTGGCGGGTGGAGTACAGCACAGACTTTAAGATCAGTTACGGCTTCAACAGACACTCCCACTGCAACAGACAATGGAAAGTTACTGACCATTGATACCACAAGTGGAGCAGTTACTATAACTATTAACTCATCGCTTGCACTTAATGCAGGTGAAAGGATTGATTTTAGTTGGATCAATGCTGCATCTTCAGTAACTTTTGCCGCATCTAGTACCACAGTAAATGCAACTCCTGGACTAAAACTGCGGGCAAGATATTCAGCGGCTACCTTGGTTTGTTTATCATCTAATGTGTATGTACTTGTCGGAGATTTAAGTGCCTAGTTTTAATCTTGGTTATGTTGCATCTTCCACATATTTATTTGATACCTCTTACCTAGTTATTGCAGGTGGTGGTGGAGGAGCAGGTACTAACACTGCTACAAATGACTCAGGTGGTGGTGGTGGTGGTGCTGGTGGGTATCGCTGCAATGTAACTGGGGAAAGTTCAGGCGGTGGAGCAAGCGCGGAAACTGTTTTAACGATATTTCCTAACACAAATTACACAGTCACTGTGGGAGCAGGTGGAGCCAAAGCAACAACTGCAATTAATGGCACAAGCGGCAGCAACTCAGTATTTTCAACAATCACTTCAACAGGAGGCGGCGGCGGTGCTACCTCTCGAATTGTATCTGGGGTAGGTGGTAATGGTTTAAGCGGAGGTTCAGGCGGAGGCGGTGGCGGTGTCACAGCCGTAGCCCAGCCAGGAACAACTACTGGCGGTAGCGGTACAACTAATCAAGGTTTTGCAGGCGGGTCTGTTACAAGTCGTCTGGGTGGCGGTGGTGGTGGCGGAGCATCCGCAGTTGGAATAATAGGCGGTGCTGATAACTCAGGCGGAGCAGGTGGAGCAGGTGTAAGTAGCAGCATTACTGGTACTTCTACAGGTCGAGCAGGCGGAGGCGGAGGTGGTGCAGATGGTGTTGCAGTTGGTGGTAGCGCATCTAATGGCGGTGGCGCTGGTGGTCAAAGAGCAGTTCAACCAGGACAAAATGGAACTGCAAATACTGGCGGTGGTGGCGGTGGTGGCGCAGATGATACTTCACCAAATAATGAGGGTGGCAATGGTGCAAGTGGTGTTGTCATTTTGAAATATCCAGATACTTTTACAATAACAATTGGAGCAGGTTTGACAGGAAGCACACCTAGTCCGTCAGGTGGATTTAAAGTTACAACAATTACTGCTGGTACTGGAAATGTGAGTTGGGTTTAATGGCACATTACGCATTTTTAGATGAGAACAACACGGTCATTGAAGTTATTGTCGGCATTGACGAGACAGAGTTAATCGAAGGACTATCGCCTGAAGAATGGTATGCAAACTTCAGAGGGCAACGCTGTATCCGTACTTCGTACAATGGCAACATTCGAGGAAAGTACGCTGGAATAGGCGATTTTTATGATGAACAAACAGACACATTTATCTCACCAACATATCCAACAGGGCTAACCAATAATAACTTCGGTGTAACTGGAGCGACAGGAAACACAAGCGCACCTGATACCATTATCGAAGCCTAAAACATAAGGGGCGCTAACAAGGGAGATACAAGTGGGTCTATTTGACCGTATCGCAGATCAGATCGCAGTAGCAATTGAAAAGCGCGCATTGCCAGCAGGCACAGTAACAATGACCGAACAAGACATGCGCAACGGATCTATTGGACAGTCATACGGCAACAACGTGCCTTTGGGACGCCAAGCATTTATGCCTGTTGCGTTTGGTCCAGGTGTGCCGATTACTCCAGGTGCGATCAACCCACTGCGCGATGACGGGCGACCAGATCCACGGCGCTACGAATACCAAGTTGCGCAAAACATCAACATCACTGAGACAAAGTTAATCCCGTTCAAAACACTTCGCTCAGCGGCAGATCAAATTGACATTATTCGACGTTGCGTTGAAGTCACAAAAAGCAAACTTGTTGGATTAGATTGGGACATTGTCCTAGCAGCAGACGCGTCAGAAAAGATTGCAGCAGAGTCAGGCGGGGATCACATTCACGCAATGGCTAAGGCGCGCATTCAATTCACTGACGAAATAAACCGTATGCGCACATTCTGGGAAAACCCAGACCCAAGCAACGGTTTAACCTTTTCAGATTGGATCATGATTGCAGCAGAAGAGACACTTGTTTTGGACGCGCTTGCTATCTGGCCGCAAAGAACAGTTGGCGGGGATTTATACGGGTTCCAGATCCTAGACGGCTCAACAATCAAACCAATGCTGGACGACAGAGGTATGCGCCCACAAGCACCTGACGTTGCTTACCAACAGATCCTTTACGGGTTCCCACGCGCTGAATTTACGGCAAACGATGATGACCCTGCTGCTGACGGTGAGTTTACTGCTGACGATTTGGCGTACCTAGTTCGCAACCGTAGAGCAATGAGCACTTACGGCTATTCACCAGTTGAGCGTTCACTACCTTTGGCTGACATTTACTTGCGCAGACAACAGTGGATCCGCGCTGAATACACTGACGGCGTAATTCCAGACTTAATGTTTACCACAACAGCAGACTGGGGCAATAACCCTGATTTGCTACGTGCTTACGAGAACATTCTCAATGACGATTTATCAGGACAAACCGAGCAACGCAAGCGCGCACGTTTATTGCCTACGGGCTTAGTGCCAATTACCAATGACGGCTATGGAGAGAAGTTTAAAGACACGCTGGACGATTACCTTGTAACTTCAATTTGCGGTCACTTTGGGGTTCAGCCAAGTGAAATCGGATTTTCACCTAAGGGTGGTTTGGGCGGTAAAGGATTTTCAGAAGGTGCAGCAGAAAACGCTGAAGCACTGGGAATTGGTCCACTAGCAAACTGGATTGGCAAAGCACTTACCAACTTGTCGTACACATTCTTGGGTATGCCGCGTGAACTTGAGTTCAAACTCATGACAAGCAAGC